GCTCAAATTTAATGTACATAAGTCTTCCCTTTTCTGGTTATTTTCCAAACAATCTCATTGTTTCCGTATGAATTATTGAAGCGCTTATCTGTTTCTTCAATCATTTCCATTTCTAGGAGTTCCGAAAGGCGTGGGCGTATGCTAAACAAAGATAGCTTGGTCGCACGGGCTATCTGCTCCCCTGACGCGCTGCCTCCCAGCGTGTATAGTCCTTGCAGGGTTTCGAGGCGTCTGCCTACGACCGATCGGGCCACCTTGTGCGCTGCCGCCTGTGACGTTTCTCCCGTTGCAAGGCGGTGGTGCATCTTTTTTATTATTATGTGCAATATTGGGTTAATCATCATTTTCCTCCTTAAATACTGCGCCCTCACCGCTGCACGTTTCGCAGGTCTGGGGGTCTATGTAGATCTCTCCAACGTCACGGCTAAAGCCTTGCTGTTTGTAGGTTTCAATCATAACGATCCCATCTCCGTCACAATCTGGGCAAATTTCAGAAAGCTTTTCGATTTCGTCTTGAAAAATGTCTTTTACGCGCCCCATTATAAAGCTCCCCCAAAAAATAAGATTACATAGAGAATAAAGAAAATAGCCATTACCCCCAAACCGTCCTTGATCCATTCTTTCATTGAACTTTCCCCGCTAGTTTTTTGAATGTGCTGCAAGCGCGGTCTATGCCGTGCGTGCTGGCTGCGTCTGTGAATTGTTTGCGCGTTACGTTGCGCCCGTTGTTGTCTGTCAACTGAACCACATAGTTGCGCTGTGTGTCGTTCTCCGCGATCACTAGAAAGCCTGCGTAATAGTCGACTTCATGTGTGGATGTTTGCCAAAGAGTTTGCATTATGCCGCCTTCGCTTTGCCAGATGATCTAAAGCAATAGGAGGGATAAGAGTTTACAAACACCATGCCATCTTGCGTGTGGCCCCCAACGTAGTCACCCTCCCATTCAAGCTTTTCTGCAAGAGCCGAAGCGGCCTCAACATGGTTGGCCTCTGCGGTCATCGAATAATCAGCGTCGAGTGTGACTGATGTATAATTTCCGGTGTGTGTCGCTTTGTAACGTGATCCACGGTGATTGGTTGGGCCTAGGTACTTTGTGATGATCGTTTGCATTGTCTTAAGCTCCTATAAGTTGATTAGTACAAAAAAGAATTATCGAAATATCAATAATGACCACTGACCAAAGGCAAAATTTGATTAGATCTTTTACGCCGTCACTCATTGTTTTATTCTCCTGTTGCGTTGTTGTTGAAATTACTTTAAACCGATATCACAATAGATAGCAATACAATTATTAACAAAATGTGGATATATTTAACAAGTCGCTGAAAACAAAGGAAAAGAAAATGAAATACCAAACAAAGGGAGAAGAGAAAAGGCCGTTAGTTGTGCGCTTGCCTGTCGGATTAAAGAAAAGGCTTGATATCGCTTCAACAGATCAAGGGATATCGCAAAGCCGTTTGGCCGTTGATCTGATATTGCAAGGACTTGACCGCTCTGTGAGCGTGGCTGATGTCATGGACGAAGTTGTAGGGGCATATATGATTGTTGACGAAGAAAAGGTTTTAATTCCAAATACCGCAGATGCCACGACTGTGATTAAGTGGCTAGACCGGATATGACAACCGCCTATATCTGGATGAACGGCCAGCCAATCGGCAAAGGTAGGCCAAGGTTCACAAGAATGGGGCGGGTTTATACGCCTGAGAAAACGCGCAAATATGAAATGCGGCTGGCTGCGGTTGCGTCTGACTACATGGTTGCGCATGGTTTAGAGGTTACAAGTAAGCCTTGTTCGGTGTTGATTAAGGCACAGTTTGAGATCCCAAAGAGCTGGACAAAGGCCAAAAAGGAAGCCGCCAGGAACCATGAAATTTACCCAGGTAAGCCTGATATTGATAACATGGCGAAGGTTTTGGACGCATTCAACGGCATAGTTTGGGATGATGACGCGCAAATATATGAGCTTAAAGCGTTTAAAAGGTACGCAGAAGATCCGTGCCTAATTACAACTGTGACTTGGTAAAGAGAACGCCCCCACAAATTCTTGCAGGGGCGCTGGGACTAGGATACACTGAAAGAACCAACAACCAATGCAGCAGCAGCAAGGTCAGAATAGGCTGATCTTGCCCAAATGAAAAGGGTAAAATGATGTCGCATTATATGACTGCACTAGCGATGCAGCAAAAGGGGCTAAAAGCACCGGCTAAGATCGTGCTTTATTGGATAGCAGACCATCACAACAGCGAAACAGAAGCTTGCTTTCCCAGCCTTTCTACTCTTGCGGAAGAATGTGAGATGTCAAAACGTGCAGTTCAAGGACACATAGACACCCTTGAGCAATCAGGAGTAGTCACAAGAGTGCAACGAAAGCGCAGCAATGGCAGTCAAACTAGCAACGGATATCGCTTAAACCTAACAAAACAACCATGGCAGAATCTGCCACCCCCCCTAGCAGATTCTGCTAGCCCCCCATGGCAGAATCTGCCACCCCATAACCTTGGAAGTAATAACCTTGGAAGTATAACCTCTAAAGATATGTCCATTTTCGATGATCTTTGGAAGATGTATCCAAAGAAGGTAGGCAAGGGTACAGCAAGAAAAGCGCTGGCAAAGGCAATCACAAAAACGCCAGCCGATAAGATCCAACATTCACTAGCACTCTTTGTCAGATCATGGGGCAACCAAGATAATAAATTCATGCCGCACCTGGCAACATGGCTAAACGGGGAAAGATGGGATGACGAACTGCAAGAGGCTTCATTGCAGGACATGAGCAGCGATCAACAAATGCAGGCCATTCTTGGCTCACTTACAAATGATAGAAAGATGATCCAATGAAATACGAGCAACGTACAAGATCAATTGGCGCATGGTTACAGCAAGAGCTGCAATCCTACGATGTACCGGCAAACCACACCACAGATAGAGCTGCTAAAGAAATGTCAGCAATGGTCGAGGATATCAACTCAGAGATATCAGACGGTATCAATGAAGACGCCCTCAACAATGTTCTAAGCAAGATGTCCCAAGATGTACGCAAGAACAACCGCACAAGATCATGGCCCACGCCTTACAATTTCGTGAAGGCAGCTCAGAAATGCTCCGCAGCGTATCAACCAGCACAGATCAAATCAAGCCAACCCACCTTATTCGATGCAGATGCAATTGCAGCAAAGCGTATGAACGAAGGCCAGCCAGTATCAGAAACATATGTTAAGGGATCAGGTGCAGATAGATTGCTAGAAAAAAACTTCGTTACGCTGAGCGTAATAGATATGTATCGACAGAGCTTAGAAGAAAACCGAATAGAAGCTTACGCAAGACCACATCAACAAGATCCATTAGAAGAGAACCCGTTTTAATGAGACCAAAGCAACTAAGATCCAAAGATCTACGGGCATTTGCAGTCGTACCAATACGAGCAATCAAAGACCCAAGGATCACACCTAAAACTCTCAGAGTTCTAATTGCCTTCTGTAGTTACTGCGATCACATCGGAAGAACATTCGTAAGCAACGAGAGAGTAGGACAGGACATAGGAAGTAAACGAACCGCAGTAGGATATCACGTAAGGAAGCTTAGAGACTACGGCTATATGGTTTATTCTAAGCCAATGTTTAAAGGTCAGAGGTCCACAAGCAACCGTGTAGTCTTTGACCCACAGGTGAAATACGAAGACACAATACGCTCTAGGCTAAGTGCAAAGCAACAAATGGAACTTAATGAAGCAGAAACAAACGCAAGGCTACAAGATGGAATAGATCAAACTGGCACTAACTCGACTCTTGATCTGGACCTATCTACATTAAGGGCTGAGTTTCAGCTACTCACAACAGACTACTTTACAAAAGCATTAGGCGCAGGGTGGAGAATCAAACCTGATGTCGTACAGTCTGCATCCATAATGCTAGCCAATCAGGCGGTAGAGCTACTCACAGAGCCACACAGTGACGATAAGGACGCAGCATGACCCGACATAGCCTAACAAACTTACCGTCAATGGTTAGAGCTCCTATCAATTACAGCACGGGTCTAGATATGACACCCCGCACAGATCGCTATCTATCGCTTGCCAATAGGTGTAAGGGCTTATTATGCTGGATCTATGGAGTATCTTTGCATCTCTGGGGAAAAAGACCCCCTTCCCCCCTACCCGCCGTCGCTATGGCTACAGTCCCCCACAGAACTATTTTCCGAAATTTTATGAAAGGCCCATCTCATGCCCAAATCTAAACCTGGACTATACTCGAACATAAAAGCTAAGCGTGATCGTATTGCCTCTGGCAGCGGTGAGAAGATGCGTAAGGTTGGCTCTAAGGGCGCTCCTAAAGCTTCTGCGTTCAAGGCTGCTGCTAAGACTGCAAAGAAGAAATAGGGTGAACTGTTGGCACTGTAAGGTTGATTTAATTTGGGGTGGGGATCACGACTGTGAGGATGATGAGGAACATTCTATAGTAACAAATCTTTCCTGTCCGAAATGTAATAGCCTCGTGTTTGTTTATTATCCAAGGGAGGAGGATAGTGTCTGTGCTTGACGTGTGTGATCCTATGACGGTTGTGACCTGGGACGTTCGTTCTGACGGATTGCATGTTTGGCGTGACGGTGATCTTGTTGCGCTTATTGAGCATGGTATGTTTCCTCATGTGATTGAGGATCTTGCCCGTGGTCTTTTGGAGAAAACCCAAGAGAATATTAAGCACATGTACTGCTAACTATTGTAATATCGCTTGGTAACGGTTATCACATTGCTAGTGATGTTATGGAGCAATGTTATGATACGATCATGTGAGTATGACCAGAACGAGATATTAGCGAGTATTATGCAGCTTTGCGCTATAGAGTGCTTCGATGCTGATATTACATATGGCAATGGTTCTTTTTACAAGAAGATCCCAGAGCCTAACTTAAAGTTTGATATAGACCCTCAAGTTGATGGGGTTATGAAGGCAAGTAGTGTGGACTTGCCTGTCAAAAGTTCTTCTTTGCGTTCTTTAGTTTTTGACCCCCCGTTTATGACTTACGTTAGGGCTGGAAGATCCGGTAACGGCAATATGATTATGGCTAAAAGATTTGGCGGCTACTGGCGATATGATGAGCTTGAGGCTCACTATAAGGCTACACTAAAAGAAAGTGCGAGAGTTCTAAGCAAAAAGGGCATTATGGTTTTTAAGTGCCAAGACATAGTGCATAACCATAAGCTGCATCCCACTCACATCTTTGTAACTGAATGGATGCGTGATTGGTTTCGCTTAAAGGATATGTTTGTTCTCGCAGCTAAGAACCGGATGCCTATTCCCCAAAAGTCCGGTGAAAAAAAGAAAGTTCAGAGACATGCCAGAATACACCATTCTTATTTTATGGTGTTAGAAAGGTTATAGCTTGCGGTATCGCTTAGTAAACGATATCGTAATCTTACTGTAAAGTTGTATAGGAGATACACATGAACAAGCGATTTAGTGTTGTGCAAGCGAAGGAAGTACCAGGTCGGGAAAAGCCTGTTTGGTTACGTCATGGCATTGCCTTTCAGAATGACAAGGGGATTAGCATCAAGCTTGAGGGTTTGCCACTACCGAATAAGGAGGGCGAGGTTTGGCTGAAGCTGTTTGAGGATGATGGTAATCGTCAACAGCAACAAGCTGCACCGGCTGCTGGCAAGCTGGACGATGAAATTCCGTTCTAATGCGGTCTTCCACTATCATAGGCGGTTCTTCCGATAGGAATAAAAGGCAGTCAGCGGA